AAAAGTTTGCAGAATTACAAATGTATGCAGCTGGTGGCGATCAAAGTTATATTGAACACCACATGAAGGATCGAGTGACGTACTGGCAAGATATATGCGAAGGGATTGTGAGCTTTAAGGCTGATGTGTTGCCCAAGGGCTTAAACGATGCAAAGGTTGTGATATTTCACGGAAAACCTAGACCGTGGGAGCAGACAAGGATACCGTATGAAATTGGTTAACGGGTGGCACGTTCCAGACATTGACGAATGTTGCTTACCTGCAATTTTGTCTGAATTGCCTGATTTGGCTGAAAGCTACAAGTTTATTAACAATTTTAGAACCGTAATCCAAGCAGGTGGCAATGTTGGCGTTTATCCAAAAACAATGGCACTTCAATTTGATCGTGTCATTACAGTTGAGCCTGATCCAGTTAACTATTCAGCGTTGCTATTGAATGTGGCTGACATAAAAAACATTGAACACTCTCAAGCTGCGTTTGGTGACAAAGAAGGCACAGCGGCAATTGACCACATATACCCTGAGAACATAGGGGCGCATCAACTGAAGGCGGGTAATGACATTAAAGTTATTACGATTGACTCGTTAGATGTGCATGATTGCGACTTTTTACAATTAGACATTGAAGGCTCAGAGCATCAAGCGATATTGGGTGCAGAGCGAACAATTAAGAAAACATACCCAATTATCACGCTTGAGCTTAAAGGTTTAGGCAATCGTTACGGGTACAGCAACGAAGATACAATTGAATTGCTTGCAAGTTGGGGCTATGAGATTGTCGGACGGGTCAACCGTGACGTAATTTTTGCGAGATATTGAAATGGAAGCACTTACAGGCGTTCAAAAGTGGCTAAATGTAATCAGCCAGTACGACAACGAGTTTAAAAAGTGGGAAGGTCGCACACAAAAGATAGTCAAGCGCTATCGTGATGACAACCGCAACCAGAACACGAACGAGACTGCAAAGTTCAACATTCTGTGGTCTAACGTACAGACGCTGATTCCTGCCGTATATGCTCGATTGCCAAAGGCTGATGTATCTCGACGGTTTGGGGACAACGATCCAGTTGCTAGAGTTGCTAGCCAATTGATTGAACGAGCGCTTGACTTTGAAATCGAGCATTATTCCGATTTTCGGTCAACCATGAGACACGCAGTTGAGGACAGGTTTTTGGGTGGGCGTGGCGTGGCTTGGGTTAGGTACGAGCCGCACGTTCGGGATCAAGACATTCCTGAAGATGGGTTGCAAATTACTGAAGATGTTGACGAAGTTGACAGCACGGGTCAGCAAGTCAAGACTGCGATGCCTGGCGTTGATGGCGCTATGGGCATGGAAGCCGAACCGCAAGAGGAAATTGAGTACGAATGTGCGCCAACTGACTATGTGCATTGGAAAGACTTTGGACATTCGGTAGCTCGCACATGGGAAGAAGTCACAAGCGTCTGGCGCTGGGTGTACATGACGAAAGAAAGCCTTGTTGAGCGATTTGGCGAAAAGATGGCTAAATCAATCCCGTTGGATGCAGGGCCAGAGACAAACAAGCAGTATTCAACGCAATCCAAAGACTTCACAAGAGCCAAGATATGCGAGATATGGGATAAAGAAAGCGGCAAGGTTTACTGGATCAGCAAGAGCTGCCCAAACATATTGGACGAGCGTGAAGATCCGCTAGGGCTTGAGAATTTCTTCCCATGCGCCAAGCCTTTGTACGCCACAATGACTTCAGACACGCTTGTGCCTGTGCCAGATTTTGTGCTGTATCAAGACCAAGCGAATGATTTAGATATTTTGAGTGACCGCATTGATGGCATGATTAAAGCCTTGCGTGTGCGTGGGGTCTATGACGCATCACAACCCACCTTGCAGCGTCTTTTGACAGAGGGTGATAACAACACACTCATCCCTGTTGATAAGTGGATGGGGTTTAGCGAAAAAGGTGGTTTAAAGGGATCAATTGATCTGTTGCCATTAGATACATTGGCAAACGCTTTGCTGCAATGTTATCGGGCGCAAGATGAAATCAAAAGCACAATCTTTGAAATTACAGGTATTAGTGACATTGTTCGGGGACAAGGCGCAGCGAGTGAAACAGCGACAGCACAACAGATTAAAGGTCAGTATGCAGGATTGCGCTTGCGAGCAATGCAAGAAGATGTTGCCTTGTTTGCGAGTGAGTTATTTCAGTTAAAAGCACAGGTTATTTGCACTAAGTTCCAACCGTCAACAATCCTACAATACGCAGCTGCCCAAGCGATGCAGCCAGCAGATCAAGCGCTGATTCCACAGGCGTTGATGTTGTTGCAAGACAAGCCATTACGTTCGTTCCGGATTCAGGTCGATTCGGATAGCTTGGTGCAAATTGACGAACAACAGAACAAGCGTGATCGGGTTGAATTCTTGCAAGCAATGGGTGGCTTTTTGACTCAAGCGTTGCCAATGGGTCAGCAAGCACCAGAATTAGTGCCTATGTTGATTGAACTGGTTAAGTTTGGTGTTGGCGCTTATAAGAAAGCTGCGCCAATTGAAGGCACAATTGACCAGGCTATGGAAGAACTTAAACAAAAGCAGCAAATGATGGCACAGCAACCACCACCACCAAATCCAGAGGTAATCAAAATGGAATCTGAAGCGTCAATGAAACAGGCACAAATGCAATCAGAGGCAGCAATGAAACAAGCACAAATTGAATCAGAAACAGCAATGAAACAGGCAGAAATTGAGGCAGAGGATCGCAGAGCCAAACTTGATGCGTCAACCCGTATTATGGTTGCAAGGCTCTCTGCAAACCCTGGCGTTGATATCCCTTACCTTGAAGAACAAGTGCAGTCTGCAAAGAATTCCACAATGGAAATTGGTCAAGCTGTTTCAAATTCAATGCAACAAATGCAAATGGAATTGAATCAAAATATGTCTGCAACAATGCAACAAATGCAACAAGTTCAAATGAATTTGGCAAACATGATTGCTCAAACAATGTCTAAAATTGATGGCGCAGTCAATGTAATGGCAGCACCGAAACGCATTATTCGTGGCGATGACGGCAAAGCAATCGGTGTGGAGGTAATTCAATAATGGCACTTATTCTCGCAGATAGAGTTTTAGAAACGTCTACTAGCGAGGGCTTAGGCACGTTTGCTTTAGCTGGCGCACAGACTGGTTATCAAACATTCTCAAGTGGAATTGGCAACGGTAATACTTGTTATTACACAATCAACGGTCAGACTACCGAACAATGGGAAGTCGGTATCGGCACGGTTGGCGCAGGCACACTTGCACGAACAACGCTAATTTCCTCAAATACGGGAAGTTTTATTAACTTTGTTGCGGGCGTTAAAAACGTCTTTGTTACGCAACCAGCAAGCAAATCAATTTATAAAGACGAAAACGGCAATGCTATTCCATTAGGATCGGCAAGTGCTACTCAATTAGACATTACAGCCCAAGGTGATCTGCGCCTACAGGACACAACAGGAGGGCAGTATGTAGCCCTACAAGCCCCTGCTACGCTCGCATCTAGCTACACCCTTACCTTACCCGTAGATGACGGTACAAGCGGCCAAGCGTTGATTACAGACGGTTCTGGCGTGTTGTCTTGGTCTACTGCGGCATCGGGCGATGTGTACGGCCCTGCCTCGTCTACGGATAACGCTGTAGCTCGGTTTGACTCAACAACTGGCAAGATTATCCAAAACTCGGTTGTCACGATTGCAGACACTACAGGAAACATGGCAGGAGTTGGTACTCTTGGCATTGGTGGCGCAGTTACAACTGGCGAAGTGTTTGCACTTAGAAATACGGCTGAAACAACTGCAACTATTTTTGGGTTACGCAACTTAGTTAACGTAAATCAAGCAACCACTACAACAGCGTATGGGATAGCAGATCAAACACAACTTTTATCACCAGCAGCGGTAACAAGCCTTATTAGGTTTTATGCTGCCCAGGGTAGTTTTACTGGAACAGCAACAAATCAATATGGATTTTTTGCTCAATCTACTCTTACAAGTGCAACCAACAACTACGGATTCTATGGCGCCATCCCAAGCGGCACAGGACGTTTTAACTTCTACGCTGCTGGTACGGCTGATAACTACTTTGCGGGAAAAGTTGGTATTGGCATGGTTCCGTCAAACCAATTGGATGTTTCTGCTACAACATATTGTGCTGTTGGAGTAACAAGCGGCACAGTACAGGGTCAAATTGCTGCTAACGCAGGTGGTTCAGTTGATGTTCGTGCTGTTTCAAATCATGCGTTGATTCTTTATAGCAACAACACAGAGCGGATGCGTATTACAAACGCTGGCACAATCTCCCTAGGCGCAGCCCCCGGCTCAGAATCCCTGCGTGTCACGCCTGTTGCTAGTGCGGTGAATTATGTAGAGGCATTAGGAGCACTTACCGCACAACCACCAACATTGCGTGCATCAGGAAGCGATACAAATATTCCGTTGTGGATTTCATCTAAAGGCACTTCTACACTAAATTTTTATACAAATAGTTTTAGTACCCTTCAATTTTCTATTACAAACGCAGCCTCCGCTGTGAATTATCTGCAAGTAACGGGTGCGGCTACGGGTAATACGCCTAACCTTTCTGCTCAAGGTTCAGATGCAGCAGTGAATATTTCGTACTCAACAAAAGGCACAGGCTTTCATAACTTTACAACGGGTGGCGGTACACAGTTTCTTATTACCAACACAGCCTCCGCTGTTAATTACTTACAGGTAACGGGTGGAGACGGCACAACGACATCCCCTAGATTTTCTGCACAAGGGTCAAGCACTGATGTAACAGTGCAATTCCAGTCAAAGGGTGCTGGTGAACTTCAGTTCTTTACGAATAGCGTGACCAGACAGTTCAACATAGCCCACACAGCTTCCGCTGTTAATTACTTACAAGTAACGGGTTCTGCAACTGGTAACGCAGCAACGCTATCCGCACAAGGCTCAGACACCAACATTGACCTAGCCCTGACACCAAAAGGCACAGGGAAAGTCCGTTTTGGCACTCACACAGGGACAGCAGATGTAGCCGTCACAGGGTATATTGAGGTCAAGGACAGCGCAGGCAACGTCCGTAAATTAGCAGTCATTACTTAACTCGGAGATATAAATTGAAAATAGTATGGGAATTCTCACCTGAAGAAGCAAACGCAATTTTGCAATTGCTCGGCAACGTACCCACGCAGCAAGGTGCATACCCCCTCTTTGCAAGGCTCAAAGCTGAAGCTGAAAGCCAACTTAAAGCCAACGAACCCATCCCACAGGTGCAACTATGAACTGGACAATCAACTCACTCTCGGTAATGAACACACCCCTGCCCGAAACGGTTGTGATGAGC